CTTACGTGTACACCCGCGCCGGTCATTCGAGGCGTCATTTATGCGGTATGGCCCTTACCGGACGTTACTTGATTCATTCCTGGCCGGCGTAGGTTACAGTGATTGCCTTTTGCCGCTCTGGCATGACGAGACAAGAATTGATGCGGATCAAGTTGTCGGGTCTTCCACTATCACGGGCAATTTCACCCTGCGCGAGTTCGAGGTGGATACGGTGTGTATCATCCGACATACCGCTGATCCAATGGATTACGAACTGGGGATGATCACGGCGGTAACGGATACGGCAATCACGCTACTGGATGGCCTGCAGTTTGCGGTATCCGCAAACGTGGCCACGGTGACACCCTGTCGGGCAGCACGCCTGCAGGATGAAGTGAGTGGTACGCAACACACGGCGCAAGTGGCGGAGCTGCAATTGAAGTTCTACATCACCGAGAACAAGACTATCTCCGCCGGCTGGGGATCATATCCGGTTTATGAATACACCGGGCTACCAATCTTCACCGCCGAACCAAACTTTGGGGAGGATATCAGCGTTGCATATGGCCGGCAGGTCTACACTTACGACAATGACTCAGCCATTCCAACGCAAATAGATCCGGGCGGGCAGGGGTATCGAACCTACAAATACATGTACCACTTGCGCGGGCGTACACAAATGGCCGCATTCATGGCGGTATTGTATGCAATGCGTGGTAAAGCCAACACGTTCCATCTGCCCAACTTCTGCGATGACTTCGAACTGGTGCAGCCAATCAAAGCGATTGAAGGGGCGATCCGCGTGTACAGATGCGGCTATAACTTATATGACAACGTGGCGCAGCAAACGCAAAAATACCTACTGATTAAAACCGCCGATGGTGACTACATCCCAGCTGCGATAACGGCTTCACGGGCAGTAGGTACAGAAGAATGGTTGTACTTGGTTGAAACAATTGGCAACTATGAAATAAACGCAATTGACCGTATTATGTATATGCCGATTGCTCGAAGTGACGTTGATGCGTTTGAGATCACGCGGTATGCAGACGGTTCCGGATCGTCTACCTGCTCAATCACATTCCGAGCATTCAACGACGTTCGATCTGTAACGGCAGTATCATGAGGTGACACATGGCTTTTAGCGACACAGAAGTATCAAAGAATGACGGGCGTCCGATTTACCTGTATGAGTTTCAGGTGAGCGGGACACAAAACTACTGGCGGTATTGCAGCGCGGACGTAAACATTACGGCCTGGACCGAGTGCACGCCCGGCAATACCGCCGCGCCCACGGCAACCCCCAGTTCGGCTGCCATCATGGGCGACAAGATGATAATCTTTAACGCCAACGGGATATTTGCGATTGATTTAAGCGCCGCACCCTATTGGTTTTATAAACTGAATACGCGTTTGACCCGCTCCAGTAGCCTTCCATTTGATGATACGGATAAGTCTTCCACGAACATTTATGGCTACCGGTATATTTATACCCTGGTGCGGCTAACGGGCACGGGACAAAACAGAAAACGAACGGATAGCGGCGTGTCCGTGGATGCGGAATCCGGGCCTCTTGAGCCGGATTCCGTGACATTTAAGGATTATTGCGAGAAATGGGTGGCCTCTCCCGTGGGCGCGGGAACGGACCTCTGTTCTACCTGGAGAGGGCCTACGGCCTTGCCAGCGGCTTTTGATACGTTGACCGAACTTGCGGCTGTTGCCAATGGACAATTTGGAATTGCGGTTACGGGCGCGGCAAGTCAAAATATTCAGTGCATCTTTACCGGCATAACTTCCTGGGATGAGGCGGCGGAAAGACTACAGGCCGGATTACAAGACCAGTTTCCCTCGCTTCTTTGTACCTGGCACGGCTCCTATTTTAAAATTACCAATCCGGATATCGGCAGTACGCTTGACGCGATTGCCGCAGGCGCAGGCGCTACGGATATCAGCAGCCTGTTCACGGGTACGGGCGCTACGAGCGACACGCCCGCCGTGGACGCCGCACTTCAAATGACGCAAAATGATATCTATTGCCCGCCTGCCGCAGATCAGTTTACGCATTATGGCATTTACCGCAGCCTTGATTTGGGAGAAAATGGTATTGACCCTGTAAGCGGGGCGGCGAATAATACCGAGCTGTACGTTTGGGTTGACGATGTGCCAATATGCAAGGTTGTGAAAGTTATTGTTGATGGTGAGGGTGCATGTACGGCATCCGAAGGGTCGTTTACGCCTGCGGATGTTGGTAGCGTTATTTATTTCAATGACGGTGTGACTCCGCAGAGTCTAACTATTACTGGATATAATAGTGCGGCTTCTGTAGATGTTACGGGCGCGGCGGTAGAGTCTCCTACGGCGGGAAGCATTGGCACGGGTTCGCCAGCAGCAGACCGGGACCATGGGCATAACCTGGTAGCGTCTCAGGCCGGGACCACGCTTACGCTTTCCGTTGGAGCCATAACGGCCCAAGATATTGGGCGCTCTATTTTCTGGTCTGACGGAACAAAATCAACCATTATGGCGAGGACGAGTGACACCAGTGTTACCGTTTATCCCTCTGCCACCTTTACGGACAAGGCAGGTTGCTATGCGCCTACGGTGCGGGCCTTTTCTGACACAATAGGCGATGCCGTACTGCGCACGCGGGCGAACGGGTTTACCCTAGCCAATAGGCTATGGACCTATTTGCCTACGGATTCGACCTGCGGCGCGATAAGTAACGGCTTTATGATTGTGGCCCAGCGTGACAGCGGCACCGTGAATTATTGCCAACTGCCCCTTGGCCAGGAATATTTCGCGGGGTACTTTTACGACGAGAAGCAGCTCTTAAAGGTGAATGACACCATAAGGGCGCTGCATGTTTTGGGCGATATGCTGGTGATATTCTGTTCGCATTCCATTGTAGGCGTGGCGCTTAACACCTTTTCCGAATATACCATTCCGAAAATAGGTTTTGCGGTTATTACCATCGCCTCCCAGCAAACCATTTCCGATGAATTGGGCTGCTATGATTACGGCAGCATTACGCGGATAACCAAAACGCGGGCCGTATTCAGGGCCAACGACCAGACCTGGCGCATGATAAGTTACGACGGTGCCGGGGTTGCGATAACGGATAATCTTGCAAAGGACAGGGAGCAAAAGAATTTGAACAAGCTGGTCGGCATTACGGCCACCGGCTATGATAAAATAAACGGTCTTATGGTATGGGGTTCGAATATAACACAATAGGCCAATAAAGGCCGGAAAGGCAAAATGAAAATCACATTAACGCGCACACGGCTACGGGAACTTGAAGAGGGCATTGAAAAAATTAACAATTCCAGGGAGGTTGTTTCCGGCAAGGGACAGATTTTGTCGAACTCCATTAAATTGCCCGCAAAATTCAATTACGCCATTAATCACACGCTAAACCTGGTTAAGCCTGTTCTGGATAGCATGGACGCGGAAAATAAGATAATGTTCGCCGATTTCCGCAAAGCCGCCAAGGCCATTCAAGCGGAATTTGACGCGCTTCCGAGCGCCAACAGAACGGACAAGGTAACGCAGGACATATACCAGGAGCGCATTAAAAAGCTGGAAGAGGATGCGCACAAGGGCACGTTTGAAAAGTGGAAAAAGTTCATGGAAGAAAGCGTTGAAGTTGAAGTACATGAAGTTAAAAAGGCGGACTTGCCGGATGTTTTGAGCGGCGAGCAGATGGCCGCCATTTTTATGCTGATTGAGGGGTAAAACCGGATGGGGCAACCTACCAACGTTTCGTACCGCATGGCCATTGAGCCGGACCAGGGCACCGGATGGGTAGAAAATACCGGCGCGGACTGGTTGTTTCCGGAAGATGGGCCGAGTGTCATTACTGTTTTTGACAGCGATGGCCAGGCGCATACATTGGTGCTCGACATGGACGGCTATGTTTATGACATATCCGGGCGCGAGGGGGCGACTGGCGGCACCGTGGAGAAGCTTTGGAAGGATAAGATGGCCACGGATGGCTCGGGCGGAACGGATGTTGTATCCTCTCTCCTCTTTGGCGAAGATTTGGGCAGCCTGGAGCACTATTTTCTTAAGCTTCTTGAGGCCCACCTGTTTTTTTGAGCCTTATGACCGCGATAAGGCCTCAACATCCG